TTTCGCCAGCGGCAGCGGTTAGGGCGACTGCATCTGTAGTCGTGATGGCGTAACCCTTGCCAGTTAGTGTGTCAGCCATGTCAGCCTCCTAGTGCTAATGATAATCCGACCCCGACGGGGCCAGTGGGACCAGTTGCCCCTGTAGAACCTGTGGAACCTGTAGCCCCGGTATTTCCCTGCGTCCCAGACCGTCGAATAGTCCAATCAGCCAGAGTGCCTGACCCGCCGATATTATCGACGGTAACAGTCATCGTTGTGCCAGTGTATGAGGCGATTTGTCCATGCATATAATTAGTAATGTCTGCATCAGATGTAACCAACACCCAATCACCAGCAATAAATCCAAGACCAGAGGCAACTGTGAATGCCTTACTTCCAGTAGCGATTGCTAGTGATGTTGTGCTTGCTGCACCTGTCATCGTAGCTGCCGTAGCGGCAACCGTAACGACATCGGCGGCAGTCAGTACGGCATCAGCCGAAGTAATTATCGCATCCGCTGCCGCTGCATTTTCAGAGACCAGAGCCGCCGCTGCCGATGCTGCCGCTGCCGCTGCCTCTGTCGCTGCGGCAGCGATGTCGCCGACTGATGGCCCTATCTCCAGGGCCGTGCCAGCACTATCGAAGGCGACCGTCTTGCTGGCATTGTTCGCGACCGTGTCATCGTAAGGCCACGCCAGCGGCCCAAGGCCCGAATCAGAAACGTCGCGATTTGCAAACACATCCAGTTGTGGTGCGCGACGCAATACCGATTCGAGTTGTTGCTGAACGATGGTGATCCGGTCGAGTTCATCATTAATCGTCGCGGCTCGGTAGTCGCCAGAGGTCGTGAAGTCCGAGGTCCGGGCGACAGCCTGATCGGAGATGATGGTGACGATGTTGCCACTGGTCGGCTCGTTACCGCTGGTGAACGTGATCGATCCAGTGCCGGTCCCGGCTGTGATACTTACCGTGTAATGAGTGGTTAGGGTCTTCAGAGAGGAAGCGTCATAGATGGCGAGGTCACCCTCTGCCAAGATGGCGAAGCTGAAGCTGTAAGGCCCAGCCGATCCAGTGCTAGTGTACTGCGCCCGCCGGTGGACTGCATTAATAGGTATGTCTGCCATGTCTTTTCCTACTTCATCTTTTGGTTATACACTAAACGCCCCCCAATATTAAGGGGCTAATCCTTCTGACTTTAGCTTGCGTTGCTCCGATGCCGGGAGATCATTGAAGTTTACTTGGTCTTCGAGTTCGATGTCCTGTTCCAGCAAGGCCTTGATTCCCCCGCTCGGAACCGAACCGGCGTTGCCCCGGTAGGTCGTGATTATTTCGCCCAACTCCTGGACTTTTTCCTCGTTGGACAGCTGGTCGATGTACCTGTCGCTGACGATGAGGTCTTGCATCGCTTCCTTCATCAGTGCGCCGTTGATCTCAATATCGTTTGTCTCCTCAATGAGGATGTTTTTCTGGGTGGTTGTCAGCTTCACGCCATTGACCTTCTTGAAAGAGTTCATGGTCAGCCGACCGCCAACGAAGAAGTTCAGCCGCTGAATCTCGGAGTCCAGCTTGTTGAACTTCGCTTCTCTGATCCGAATCGGACTGAACAATTCATAGGCCCGACCGTTCCCTTGGTTGACCTTTTCAGCAAAAAGGGTCAGCCGGTCTGGAACGTCATCACTGAAGAACGGGTTCCGCGCCTTGGCCTTCAGCAAGGCGGCATAAAATCCACGCACGACCAGCGGAAGGTTGGGGTCCGGTGTCGTGTCCTTGGCAGTCGGGTCTTGCATTCGCTCGATGCTGGCAATGAACGATGAGTAGTTGGTCCCAGTTGTCATGATCGCCATCCCCGGCTGGAGGACAGTGGTCGCTGTCATCTCGGCCAGCTTGTCGAGAAGGTTGGGGAGAAACAGGCCATCGCTGTCCTTGCGTCCGAAGAGAGACACGATCTGTGTCATACCCTGTAGCATCGGCAACTGATCGACATAATTCTCTGCCGCGAGAGCCGCCGCCGTCGCAAGTGTCTCCAGTTCAGCTGGGTCATTTGAATATCGGGAGTACTCCTTGAAGTCTGCCGCGATAGCCAGCAACCCGGAGACAGGATCGAACCGTGCGAAGGAGATGCAATCATAACTGCCGCCGTCTTGCTTCGAGCATACGGAATAGGGCGAGAGGTTCTGCCGCCTGAAGGCATCCTGTGATCCACGGGCGGTCGGCCCGGAGCCAGTGATGATGACATCGTCGATGACGTTGCCCTGATCATCGAAGGTTTCGCCCCCGGCATACATGGCGAAGCTACCCATGATCGTCGATCCGATGGCAAGGCGGGACATGGCGAGGTCACGGGTGGCGGCATCGGCACTGGTGGCGTTCTTCCAGAATCTGGGCGACAGTGCGGCCAGCGGCCCCGCCCGTTGTGCCACCTGAGAGAGGATATTGGTCGGTGTTTTGAAGAATGGAACCGCGACCTTCGCCAGCGGATGGCTGAAGGTTGTCTGTAGATTTCCGAGTGCGCCTTCGAGGTCGTTGGTGAAGGTGGACACATCGGCGAAGTCCCTGACCGCCTCGACTACCTCGGTCGGTGGATCGCGGAGTTCAACGTCACGCCTGATCTCTGCCTTGGCCGGTGTCATACCATCGGCGATGTTCTGTTTCATGCGTCGAAGGGTGATCGCGTAAAGCTGGGCGTTCCCGTTCCACGCCTTGAAAAATTCATCGACCGACATCAGCGTCCGGCCAGGCAAGGAGAAAATAAATCCAAGGCCGTCGATGGCTCTGCCCACGTTGGCGACGGGACCGATGCCGAAGTTCCTCACGCTCTCGGACGCGAGGTTCTCGCCGGTGATCGGGTTGCGGGTTCTCACATCCAGCTTTGTGGTGAGGCCCCCGGACTGTGGCGTGTCTTCAATGAAGGACTTGACCAACAAGCGGAAGGCGTTGGGCGTACCGACGACCAGACCGTGGAGCATGGTGAGAGCCTCACCGCGCTGGACACCGCGAGTGCTTCCGGTTAAGGCTCGACGAGTGCCGCCGATGATTTCTGCCCCCCCCCGCTCAAGTAGCTGAAGGACTGCCATCCCGGCGTTACCCGCGATGTTGACCGTCTGGGTAGATAGACCTGACAGCCATGCATTGAGGAAGATGGTCTGCCATACATCAGCCGCCTTGCCGAGGATGCCTCGGGAAAACTGGGCCTTGGCTTCCTGTGTCGGGAGGATCGCATACCGCTCGGCCAGCCATTCAACTGTATTGTCTCCACCCTCGGTCAGCATCCGGGTGATCTCGTCGGCTCGGGACTGACTGACATCGGAGATGATGCGCCCCGCCGCCGTCGTCCTCGCGGCCTCGGCTCGGCCCCCAAGCAGGGATGCCATAGCCGCGCCTTCGAGAGACATGGCCTGTCGGAACTTAACCTTCTGTGCATCGGTCGCGGCCCCGGACAGTACGATCTCGGACAGGCGGGTGACATCGCGATTGATAACATCCAAAGCTAACCGGCCGGCAATCAAATCTTCGGCGTTGATCGGCTGTCCTATATTGCGCTTGAACAACAGGTCGAGGACACCATCGATGTTGCCTTCTCTTAATCTCGCAGTTGTTCCTGTCTCACCTCTGACGGCATCGATGACACCGCCCCCCAGCTTCCGTTCAGCGGCCTTGATGGTTTCGAGGAACGTCACCGATCCTCGCTTCTGCTTGTCGATGTATTCTTTCATCACCTGTGATATTTGATCGAAGGTGGCGAGTTCTGATTCGGTTCCGATGTGCCGGTCGTAGTTGATGGCGACAGACGGGGGATTGCCCTCTGTTGTGCCGATGATGTTATTGAAGGATGTCACCTCCTCATCGGTCGCCTCGCGAATGACAAAGAAGTCGCCGACTTTTTCGACCGGCTCATCTATTCCCTTTGATCCACCGACGACCCTGCCCTTGTCAGCCTCGGCCTTGATCCGCTTGGCAACCGGCAAGATAAAATCATCCACCAGACCAGCAACCTCAATGGGTTCTTCCGGTCGCTGGACATCTGTCATCGGGACCGGCTCGACGTTCTCGGTTGAGACAGTCTCCTCGTCGAACAGCTGGGGCTGGTCGTCGATGCCCTCGTCCTGATCGACACTCAATTGCACCGGCCCATCGAGTGCGGGATCGGACAGCGGTTCAGGTGTCGTGTTCAACTCTGGAATGATGGGTAGTTCTTCAGCCATCTGGCTCACCTATCTGTTCGTTATTAGCACCGGCTCCGAGAAGCGTAAACCCACCCAGTGACAGCAATGGAATCTGGCCCTTCATAAATTTCCTGAACACTTCGACCTTCGGTATTCCTGTCGCCTGTGCCGTGACATCGACCCTGTCTTCGATCAGCTGGACGATGGTTTTCGGTTCCGAGGTGAGGCCAGTGCGATCTCCACTGCCGAACCAGCCAAGTGACTGTGCCTCGGCGGGTTGGACATTGAGTATCTCCGATGCCCTGCGATAGATGTCGGAGAACTGGGCATATTCTGTCTGGGTTTTCACGCCATCAATCAGTTCGCCATTCAGCTTGTCGTTGATGTGAAGGGCAGGGTCAAGGGACGACGGGTCTGCCTTGTACCCAGCGCGGTACTTCGGCTTGATATAGGTGTCGGGAATACTCCCCGGCTCCAGTTCATTGAGGACATCCATGACGGCGCGGATCGCGTGAGTGTCCACGGTCACACCATCCAGATTGCCGCGCACATTCTCGGCGAAGGTGAAGGGCTTCGGATTGGTATTGATATCGATGCCACCGTTCTGCACTGCTTCGATCAGCTGGCGATGAATGCCGCCCTCGCCAATCATCATGGCATACCCGCGCTCGGAGATGCCGCCGGTTCCAGGCCCGAGAATGCTGTCGAGTGGCTGATCGATAGTCTCCTTCGCCCGGACCAAGCTGGCGTTGCGGAGGTTCGATGTCGTTGATGTCCGGGGGCTGGTCGCGGCATAGGCCAACGCGAACTGTTCCAGCTGTTCCCGTGCTTCTTCTTCGGGAATGCCGAGTTCGACTGCCTTCCTGACCATCGGTCCTGTGTGATAGAAGAACTGCGCGAAGCTACCGAGGTGAGGACGCATTCTCTCGGCGAGGACATTGGCGATCTCGTCCTTACGATCCACCAAAATCTGATTGCGCCCCTTCTTGGGCAGGGCCTTGCCTTCGGGAGTACGGGGGACAGAGACTTCAATCTGTTCTGGGATGTCCACTTCATAACTCTCGACCGAATCGTCCAGCAATTTGTTCCCGCCGCTGGGCTGGATGCGCTGATCGATAGGCAATTCCATTTGCTCGGACGCTGTGTTCAGGATGGCCGTGACCTCTTCGACCGATGCGATGTCGTCGGCGTTGAGCCGGGACTGAATGACGGCGATCTCTTCCGGGTCTACATTGGGGACATCACTGACCGTGCCATTCCTGATGTCGTTCTCCAGCGTCAGCTGGCTGATCCTCATGTTGACCTGACCTGTTGTCGGAGTGGTCGGCTTAATACTGGTCGGAGCCTCGTCTACATCAAGGTCAACGTCCGGGCCTTCGCCTCGGCTTGCCATCCCACGGTCGATGTCGTCGGCCAGTTCAACGATCAGACCATCGCGATCCAAGGCAACCATGTTCGCGGCATCAGTCTCGGATAAACCAAATTCTTCGACAGTCCTTGCCTTCAACTGCTTGTCGGTCATCCCATTCAACAGGGCCTCGGTTGAAGTCGGCGCCTCGGCTACTTCCCTTGTGATAAATTCTCCATCGCTTTTTACATAGCCTTCGATGGGGGCATCGCCGAACTCATCCGACACATCGACGGTCCCCTCAATGGCATCGTTGTATGCTGTCCCGTGGTTTGTGCCGGTGAATACTTTGCCTGTCACAGGATCCTGGACCGCTGACACAAGTCCCTTACCACCTGTCGGGATGTTGACCGTCCCGCTCTCGTCGCGCTTCAATTCGTCAATCAGATCGATGACCTCTTTGGCCGAACCGGATTTCAGTGCCGCACCGCCCAGTTCTATGAGCGGCTCCAGAAGCGGCCCGAGAATTGCGCCGGGGACTGAACCCAAGACCCTCGCCCTGAACTCGGAGGGATCGTTTTTGCCCTCGGCGAGGAACTCTTCGAGAGCGGTGGCGACCTTGTCTGTGGTTTTTGTGTCGGCCAGCTTGATCAGTTCGACCAGCCCCTCGGCCTCATCTGTGCCTGATGTAAAGAAGTCTCCAAGGGTTCCCCCAACAACCTCTGCGCCGATCCGTCTGATGGCCGTGCTTGTGCCGATCAGGGTCCGGGCAACCTTAACGCCGGGGATGATTCCGGGCAGGGCCTGACTTACACCCTCGACTAGCTTGCCGGGGAGTGTCGTCGGCTCATCGACACTGCTATCAATGCCGAGTGCGCTGAACAGTTTTCCGAACTGATCTTGCATAAAACTCAAACCCGGAACTGCCTTGTTAATTTGCTCAAACCCCTTGGCTGCTCCTTTGAGAAGGCCTTGCCCCAAGTCGCCGACGACATCCATCGCACCGGCGGCGGTGGCATCACCAGCTGGGTCTGCACCCAGCATATCTTCGCCCAGCGGATCGATGTCGTTGATCGGCGTGTCAATGGGTACGCCCTGCGCCCCCTCGAATGCGGGATCGATTGGCGCACCTTCCTCGTCGATCTCGAACCCTTGCGGATTCGCGTTCATGGAGTTGCGGGTTGATAACCTTTCATTAATATCCATCACTGACCTGCCAAATCATTCATCGCATCCATGAGGTCTGATATCTGTTCTGAAATTCTTTGTGCGCCCCGGCGCTTCGACGGGTCTTTCTGAAGCTGGGTTAGCTGTTTCTGAAGAACCCTCAAGCCTGGAACTGTAGTGACATCAAAACTCTCGGCTTCGGGAAGCAGAAACCCAAGCCTTCTGGTGATGCTCTTCCTTAGTGTTTTAGTTAGGGCTTCAGTCTCTGTCTTTGCGATGACGATCAGCTGGGTATCGACAAAGTTGATGGGATCGAAGGCAGGGTTCAGTGCTTCCCGTGCCAGCTTGCCTTTGAACTTGTCATAGATTGACAAGAGCCGACGCTGTTCCGGTCCCGCACCCTTGCCCATCGTCCTGATCAGGTCCGGGTCAATGCCAATCTCAGATCGGGCAATGGTCAATGCCGCCTTGGTCTTGTTGCCTTGAAACGTCTTCAAGGTCTTGAACAGTTCAGCCCTCTCGTTGATGCTGAAGTTGCCATTCATTATTTCATTTTTCAGGGCGCCGACGTTCTCCCGGCCATCGCCCATCCTCGCCAACAGCTGTTTGACAACTGGGTTATTGGGAGTGTCTGGCGTTGCCCCCTCATTGAATATTTCTTCCAGTTCCTTACCGGCCTTCCAATCGAACTTCTTCACATCCTCGACGATGGCCCGTGCTAATGCGCGGTCTGTCTTGAGGGCCTGATGGAAGTCGTTGGTCTGGTTGAACAGGGTCTGGTTGCGGCCCAGTTCCTTGTAGCCCTCATCAGCCTGAAGTGTCGAGATCAGGCCCGAGTGTTCCGACCGTAGCTTGGTGAGCAACTCATCCCTGCCGACAGCATCGAGGCTTTTGGCGAGAGAGGTCATCTGTGGGTTGTCCAGCTTCTCCCCCTTCTGCAACCGGCTGATGGTGTCGAACATCCCGCCGATGGGGTTCCCCATTCCGGTCCGGGCATAGTCTGCGATGACGGCGATGCGATGCTGTTTTAAAACCTTCTTGGTCGCGTCGATCTTCTGCTTCACCGTCGCACCGGCGACACCCTCATTGATCAGGTGACTTTCCATCTGATGCAGTTCGCTGTCGATGATGTTCTTCAGGGTGACCTTTCCATCCGGGTCTGGAACAAAACCGCTGATGATGGTCTTGATGTTATCTTGGAACGTGGACACGCTGGCGATGGCGTTGGTCTTGCGAATGTTCTTCTGCGCCGTCGCGAATGTTCGCGCTTGGCTCACGCCAGTGGAGTTGGCGACGATAGACAACGATGCTCCCAGCTTCGCGCCCTCGGTCGGGGACAGAGCCGTTAGGGCCTCGGTATGATTCTGCACGATGTTGTCGAGAGTCTTGCCGAAGGCCTGTGGCGAGACTGTCGGATCATCTGATGCGGCCAGCGCGGCATCGGTAATTGCCTTGCGCCCCTCGACGGCGAAGTTCGACGAGATGACTTTCAATGCGCCCTTCCGGGCGGCTTGTTCGACGACACTGAAGGATGAAAAGTCACCGGGTAAATCGGACAGGTTGATCGGCTCACCAGTTTCCCTTGCCTGTTTGAGTAACTCGGATGCATCAATCGCACCCTGTCTCTCGCCGGTCATCTTTCCCTGACTGAAGGCCATCTTGTTTGCCGATGCCGCGAAGCCGTCCAGACGTTTTGACAGATTGCCGGCCGATGCCGCGATGACTTCATTCACCGGCGAAGTCTTGGACACGCTGATGGGGATGGACCCTCTCGGGGCCACCGTCTGAACGCTACTAATTTTAGGTAATGCCATTCCCTAAATCCTCTGCATTGCATTCGATGATGTGCCAAATCCTTGGAATCGGAACGGCGCACCGGCAGTATTACCTAGTGACGGGAGTCCTCGCGGAACGGCTTGCAGTCCCGAACTCGCGCCAGCCCCTGCACCCGCCCCGGCCCCCGGCGATGCACCGAAGCCACCTGACATTCCGAACATGGCAAGAGATGAACCGAAGGTCATGAGCGCATTGGTCACGCCAGCCGACCGTGCCGCACCGGCGGCGGCGAAGGCTTGCTGTGCCGCGAACTCAAGTTGCTTGGCCTGTTCGTTAAATAACAGAATCGTGATGGCGGCATTCTCTTTCGCGACCAGCGCATCGGTCCCACCGATCTTCCGACCCTTGATCTTCAGGCCCAGCGGGTTGCCACTGAATGGATCGATGTTCCCGGCCCCGGCGGCGGCATTGATGCTGGCAAGATTCTGCACAACTTCGGTCAGCTTATCGACGACGACCTTCTTGTCCTTCAGGGCTTCCCGGCGACCTTCGAGCCGCTTGAACTTAGCCTCGACGTTCAGGCCCATCCCTCTGGCCGTCAGGGAATTAGCCTGTGCCTGACCCTGTCTGATCTGGCCCAGTGCGCTGACAGATGACATCGCTAATGCGGCGGCGGCAAAACTCATTGTCCTACACTCACTGTGTAATCAAGAGCAAGTAAGGTGAAAAACAGGGGAGCGTCCTGTTTAAATTCCACCTGACCCTTGAGGTCATATCCGAGGAACGGCCCAACTTCTTTTGTCCCGGTGAAGAAGGCGACACCGCTGTCCAAGCTGTCCACATCAAATTTCCTAAACGGAACGATGTCTCCATTGATGATAAGGTTCTGGGTGTCATTGAGAATCGCATTAACCTTGATGACTCTCTTCTTAAATCCCGACACCGGCCCGGACGGCAGTCGAGTCTCAACCGGCATGGTGCGCCCATAAGGTGTCGTCGTGACGGTGTCGTTGTTTAGATCATCGACAAACGTCGGGTATTCGAGGCCGACCTCCACATAAGTGTAGGCAGGACGGGATAGGGTGAGAGAGTTCGAGGCGACGGCCTGATCAGCCTGTTCCGAATCGTCGGTGATTATCTTCACAGTCTCGGTGTCGAGGTGCGACAGGTTGTCCAGTTGGGAGACGCTGGAGAACGTGATGTCTGCATTGTCGGCTGGCGAAGAGTCGAGGGTTTCCTCAAGAACCAGCGTCGAGGTCGTCCCCGAGATCGTCGTCGCCGTGGAGATGGTGTAAGATTCGGCAACACCTTCGATGGTGAAGGTGTCGCCGGTCTGGGGCTGAACGGTCAAGCCATCAATGATCAGAGTCGTCCCGGTCTGAGAGGCCCCCTTCACCTCAATCAACGTGCCATACGCCGGTGGCAGGGTTTGCTGGGATGAGTCAGTGGTGTAGTTGTCATCAAAGGCTTCGAGGTAATAAACATCGGTCGAGTTGACCAACCGCTTACAGACCGTATAGACGACCGGCGTGTCGGACTCGTCGATGCCGATGTCAATAAAGGTTCCCTCGGTCGTCCATAGGGCCGGGGCGATGACGTTCTGTGATCGGAGAATTGAGAAGGCGGCGATGGAGCCGAGGAGCGTCCCGGTCCCACCATTCAGAATAAGCAAGAGATCGCCCTCATCGACGTTGGTTCCCCGGCGTAGAACCATCCTCGTTGGTGCTTGCAAGAGGTGCGAGGATAGAAGGCTGATGTCGTTGGATGTGAAAGACCCTTCGAGGTCGGAGAAAATTAGTTCCCTGATCGCCTTGCCGCCACGCTGAACATAGAACGCCCCGCCTTCACTGATCTGCGGCCTGATCCCTGTGGACGATCCGCGACGGGTGGCTGGCTTGAATAGGAACGAGGTCGGCGTGAGAGGCTCTCCCTGAAGCTGGGGAACGGTGAACTCAGTACCTGTGGTGTAGCACTGGAACTCTCGACCGGAGATGACCGCTGTCACGGCATTGACCTGATCGGTGTCGATTGTCGATTCGAGGCCTTCATCGTCGAGGGATGTCCCCTGATCGAAGTCGAAGAAAAACCCGACCTTGGACCCCCAGACTGTCGTCGGCAGGGACTTGGACCCGCCCACAATCAAACGGCCTTCATGGAACGTCGCTGTCCGGGGCCATCCGCGAGTCGTTGACCATGCATCCCGGTAGCCCTGTTCTAGCCGCCAATCGCCAGAAGGGATGGCGTCCGCATCAAAGAAGGGGGCCTCGGTGACGGCCTTGACGACTGTCGAGCTTTCAACTTCCAGGATCTTGGCCTGGCCGATGCCGCTCCCGTCGTCATAAATCTTCTGACCAACATGGCTGGTCACGGTGAAAACCGATGTAGAATCAGGTTGCGTCGCCCACGCCACAGACACCGTCGCAACCTTGGTCGCGCCTACATAATCCGAGATGATCCGTTCCTGACCGAGGCCGGTCCCTGATTGAATGATGACCGACGATCCGTTGTAAATGTCGTCTGTCGCCAAGGCCCCGGCATCCAGCGTGATGGTCGAGGCCCCGCCAGCTTGTGCCGTATTTTCACGACCGTCATGGAAGACTGCCGCGCCAGCTGTCAGATCAACCCTGCCGTCAGTCGCCGATGGCGTGAGAGTCTGGGCGGGATTGGTGTCGGTCGCGGTGAACAGATTCCGGGGGATGTTTGCAAACACAATATCCTGAACGGTCCAATCGGCATCAGTCGATCCGCGCTGAATCTGAATGGACTTCATGTCTTCATGAAACAGCAACAAGGTGTCAGCTGATTGCGTCCACCAGATGTCGCCCAGTTCCGAGGAGGTTATTCCATCCACAACTGTATCCACAAAGCTATCCACATCTGCCGTTACGCTTGATGAGCCGCCTGTGATCTGCTCGGCCAATGTAAAATCAGCCGACACCGACCTGACCAGCAACGTCGTCCCGTTATCGGAGAGGACTTCGGCGGTCGATCCACTGCCGCCGCCGGTGATTGTTTCGCCTTGGGTAAACGTGCCGCTGGCCGAGGAGATAGTCAGAGTCACTTGCGGGTCCACATCGAGGTAGTCCCGGCCCGTGATGCCGTTGATGTCCTCAACGAGGACGCCGGTCTTGAAAATGTAAAGTCTGCTTCCGGTAAAAAGGTGCATATAGGTCTGGGTCGTCGAGAAGGCGAAGCCGATCAGGGCGATACCACTTTCGGGAGTCGCGGCTGACGGGATCAGAAACTTGAACGGAAGTCCGGGGCGACGGTCGATAGTGCCGCGAGGGTTGATAATGACATTCCTCGCTCGTTCCAACGCACTCTCATATTGTTGGAGGTCAATCCTTCCCCGGAGTTCAGGATTAATTTCACCAACCGTAAAGTTGGTCTGTAATTTTACAACTCGGCTCATTAAAAGGTATTCGCAAGGGTCAGCCGAGCATCAATTAGTGGATAGTTATTGATAAACTCGGTCGGCGTTCCTTGGCCGTCGATGGTCGCGGCCTGTCGGAAAAACCCGCCCCGGCCACCCTCGGCTGGGTTACCGATGGCGATGCGTTCCCAATGTTGAGCCTTGGTGATCTGATCGGTAATAGGCTCGGCGAGATGCATCGCCATGAAGTATTTCAACAGCTGGATAAAGTAGGTCGGCATCTCCGCTTCGAGCGGGATGAACATATAATCGATGACGATGGTCGTCTGATTGGTCACCAAATCAGAACCGAGAATTTCCCAGCCAGCGGTGATCGAAGTAATTCCGGTCCCGGTGGAATTGAATACAGCAATGGGAACACCCGTCAAAGAGTCGGACGGCATCGGGAACGAATTGTCGAACTCATTCACAGGATCGCCGACTGACTCCTGAAGCTGGACTTTCTTTTGCGCGAATGCCCATCGATACATAGCGAGGGTCACATCGCGAATCTGTGGATACAGGGCCTCACAAATACCGGCCCGAGTCGTGCCATCCGTAAACGACGTTATTTCGCCCTCGCCCAGCATTATTAATGCATGGGAACAAATTTTTACATCAGTATCTCCAGCGGCCATTAAGGCCCCCAATCAGAAGTAGCTGGGGGGGCCGAAGCCCCCCCAAGCCCTAGTGGGTTAATCGGTGTCGGTTGCACCAAGCGCGGTGGCATCGGTAACGTCGATGATACCAGCCGCCGTGATTTCGGTCACAATGTGCAACCCGAAGACAGCCGTGCCACCGGAAGTTCCATGAATATACATAAGATCACCGACCTTAAAGAGATCACGGAGTCCGGTGTTGGTCGTAGTGCCGTTGTCGAAGTAGCCAGCACTATCAATAACAGCGGGAGTATCGGTGGACACATAACTCCAAACCTGTGGAGCATTACCCGCCTTCGAGCCGCCACCAATCAATGAGAGATTTTCAAGCGATAAAGCCATATCAATTACTCCCTTGTGGTGAGGATAACGATACCCTCATCATCGATTGCGGTTGCACCAGCTGACAGTTTGCCCGTGACCAGCCAAGAAGTTTTCTCGGCGATGTAGTTGATCTCGGTTGACTGCGCCATTGACTCGGCAAAACCCAGCGCGGCTTTGTGCCACGCAAAAGTCGTCCGGTCGCTGGAGCCGTCGATTGACAAACCACCCTCATCACGGTCGCCCATCATGATAAATTTAAAGCCGAGGAACGTATCGACCTGTCCATTTACTAAACTTTTGACCGTGTTGTAATCTGAACTTGCGATTTCAGTTTCACTGAGAAGGTTTGCCAAGCCATCGGCTGACATGGTGAAGAAGCGATCTCCTGATGGGACGTTGTTGCCGTCCATCAGACGTTTCGCTTCGCGAATCTTAGCCACGTTTAGGTTACTGGCAGCACCACCAATACTATTAGCAACAGTCAGAGAAGTGGACGATGCTGCAAGCGCATCGAGCTTAATCTGATCAGCGCGGCGGCCAATCGCACCGGATACGACTTCGACAAGTTCTGACCGCTCGTTATAGTTAACGTGCGTCTGGTCAAAAATATCAGTGTATTCCGGGGCGGCGAAATCGCTCAATGTCGCCGTCACATTAGTATGGGCAACATTTAGCGGAGTGACATCAGTTTGAGGGATACGAATCCCGGCAACGCCTTTGCCGATTTTCGGGAACTGTACCGTCGATCCCACAACGCCGGTTCTGGTTCGACAAGTCCCGGCCAGCAATTGCTGGGCCGCATAAGCTTGCTTCACCTCGGCATCGAACAATGTCACAAAGTTGGTTGAAAGACTAACAGCCATTGGGCTATCTCCATCCAAGAGTTTGTGAAAAGACGCTACAGTTATCAGCTAGGCTGGCTGTCGCTTGGGGGTTAGCCCCCCATACCACTACGGGTTTTCCCCGCTACCAGACCGGCCCGTCCTTGGATGGGTTATCAGTCAATTACGTTCTTACACAGAATGTGGGGACTCCGTCAATGGGGAAGCCCCCACATCTTGCGATTTAATGCGCGACCCGATTATCGGGTTCAGTACCAAATACCTTGGCAAAAGTCTTCTCGACCTTGGCCCGATATGCTGGATCGCTTTGGTATTTCGGATCGTTGACCATCTGGTAACATTCGTCTTTTGACGGCAGGGCTTCCTCGGTTGGATTGATATCGGTCGGGATCGTCGTCGTGTCTCCGTAATATCGACGCATCTGCATGAGGGCCTTCACGCCCCCGGCAGTCCCGGCAAAAACCTTGAACTCCTCGAAGTCGTCTTCGCCCCAATATTTTGCCTTGACCAGACTCCTCGCCCAATCGACTTGCTCATCGATTATCTTCTCGGCGTTGGGTCCGAGAATTTTCATCTCGGCATCCTTATTGAAGGTCGTCTGTTGTTCTACGTTGGCCCCGTTCTGCAAGACCAAACCGATCAGGTCTTCATAGTCTCCCTGTGAGATTCCTTTCTCCAAGGCCATCTTGTTGAACTCCATCAACATCGGATCGTCGCCTGGAATTTTGTCGTCGAGGAACTTACCGTCATACTTGCCGTCTTCAGGTGCTTTGTGTTTCCCGCCGCGCATCTTGCCTTCGAGTTCCGCATAGCCTTTGGCTAGACTTTCGGTATCGGTTTTTCCATCTTTCCAGAACTTCTCTGGGATGAACTCGGGACGCTCACCGATCTCGGAATCGGTCTTCAGGTCAGAAGATTCTCCTGGATCCTTGGCATGATGATCAACCGTCGTGTTTTCTTCCGATGCGTTTTCGACCTTCTCTTCAGTCTCAGATGAGACACCGTCAATGAGTCCGGTCGGCGCAGCGGGTTCTAGTTTTTCAGCCATATTCTCTCCTAGAAGAACAGCCCCAAGCCCATCGGCTTATCGGCTTTCTTTTTCTGTGGTTTTGATTTCTTGGCCGGGGCGGGTTTGGCCTTCGGCGCGGGTTTCTTTGTTGTCTTTTTTTTCACCATCTCAACTCTCCTTCGCTCGTTTAACTCGGGCTTGCAGTTCGCGGATCAGGGTATTCTGCCCCTCGCGAAAAAATCCATAGTCGGTTGTGAATCCCGGCGCCCAGCAAGGCTGGTGCAAAAAGGCATCAACGAGATAGGTCATCACCTTCTCGCCTTCCTTGCTCCCAAACATCCGGGCGATGGCCTTGTCGATCTTGGCCTGTTCCGTTGCCGCATACTCGGGTTGCGTCGGCGGGACGGCTTCGACGCCTTCCCATCCGGGGGTCGCGATTGATACTATGTTGTCTTTTTCCATTGTCTTTCCTAGCAGTCAGCGAAGTCCAAGGAATGCGGAGTAAATGTATTAGCCACCAAGTATGGACCCCGGCGGCGGCTGACCCGCATCAACCGGAGTCGCTGGCTGACCAGCTTGTGCTTGCAAAAACTGTGAGCCGATCTCGGCAGTCTCGGTGCGTTCTTCTGGTGTCGTGCGAAGGCCAATCGGGACACCCAGCTGGTCGGCAACCCAATCGGAAATGCCTTCCATATTGGCGGTCGCCAGGCCGACCGGACCAAGTTGTGAGGCCACGCTCAACCACTGAAGGACGTTTTGAACCTCGTCGAGATTCTGGGCTTGGGCGAGGGGCGAAACCGGCACGATCTGAACTTCGAGGCCGTCGATTTTGAGAGGCAGATCGATGAGGCCCTGATCGCCCATTTCTTCAAGCGTCAGTTTTACAATCGGGACCATTGCTTCATGGATCATCCGACCAAAACTGGAGCCGAGGTTGACGGCAAGGTCGCGCATTCTTTCGATGATTTCGGTAGCCGATCTGGCCGACATATTATCTGGCGGCATGGAGTCATCGAGGAGCGTCTTCTTGATCTGCAAACGGAGATCGTTGATCACCAGTTGCGAAAGTTGCAAGTCCCCGGAGCGGGGCAAAGGCTGGAGGGATGGGCCTTGTGGACCGCCATTTCTGGCGACGGGGATAACCGCTCCGGGGACTATTCGGATCGTCGAGGGGTTCAGGACGCCGTCATCGATGGCAGTGTAGACACCTGCGATGTTGATCGACGCATTCTTGAGGAGAAGTTCAATGGCCTTGTTGACCGTTTTGATGTCGGCGAGGGCCGATAGCAAAGGCCCACGGCCCATAATTTCGCCCGAGACTTTCAAAAAACGAGACACAACCCAGACCGATCTTTTCAGCTTCCGTTCAAGAATTATCGCCGTCTCGTCCTCGTTGGCCTGATGCCAGATGTAATAACCCCACTGGTTATCTGCGACATTGAAGATCGTCGCCTCGCGAAGCTGGACATTATTGGTCGGGTCATCTTCGAGAAGTTGCAACAAGACAGCATCCAATTCGGCATCGGGCCAAGTGCGAAGGATATTTTCGACCGGCATTTTCATTCGCCGATACACATTCTGGGCGTTCCCATCCGGGCCTTCCTCGAAAGCAATTAGGAAAGAGGGGACGGCAGTATAATTAATTTTCTGGTCGCCTTTTCCTTTCTGCACCATCAGCGCGGCAGTCCCAACGCAGAGGTCCAGGAGAAATTCTCCCATCGCGAGGTCAAAATTAGTCTGGCGAATCAGGGCAAAAAATCGCTTGGTGAATAGCTGAAGGGCTTCTCGCACATCAGAGTTACGCTCTGCCGGGATGTCGGTTCCGGGTTGTAAATCCATCCACCTTTTGTCGGGCGGGAACAGACCGGACTGCAATCGGTTGGCGAACCGCTGGGTGGAATGGACGGCAGTCGAGTCGAACACGCGAAGGCCTTTGTTCTGTCCGGTTGTGCCGCTTTCCCAAGTGCCATCGTAGAGATTGCGCTGGGGCAAGCCGAACTCATAGGCCTCGTCGTATATCGCCCTCCACGGTTCTTTCCGATTCCAGGCGGCGTTGGATCGTTTGCGAAGTTGCTCGGCTGTCAGTCCCGGCATTACTTAACTCGCTTCTTCGGATTCCTTTGAAAAGCCATCAGCCAGCCCCACGGGGACCGAGTGTCGTATTCAGGCCACCATCCTGAATGCCGAGAGGTGAACCTGAAACCAGCGGTCGTGCCGACAGGCGACGGGCGCGAGAGGCAGCGGCGTTTTCCTGTTCAACGCGATTCTCGGGACGAGGCTCTGGCGCGGGAGCAACCGCCACTGGAGCGGGGGCCGGGGCTGACGGGGCTGAAAATAATCCACCCATATCTATGATGTCCTTCTGTCAGGGTTGCGGGGGGTAGAGGCTGGCCCGAGGGAAGTGTCGGTCGGGACACCGAGAGCGGGATCAATCCGGGCCTGAAAAATAAGTTGTCGAGTTCCACCGGAACCTCTCGCTCTGCGACGGGCCGAGAGTTCCTGTTGTTGCGCTCGTTCCTGTCGAGCGAGTCGATCTTCCTGATCTTGCTGTCGCTTGAGCAATGCAGGGTCTGGTCCGGGGGGGGCTTGAGGGGCGGGGGGCGCGGAAAAAAGACCGGCCATCAAATTGCCCTAGAAGGTGTCAGCCTCATCGTTCTGTTCCTTCAACCGTGAATACATTCGGTGATCGGAGCCATCAGGACCGAAGGCTCGAAGAACACCCTCTTCCTGAAATAGCATTTTTTGAATCCAGTTGTCAGCGGGGACATTAGCTGTATGTACGGTGACCTGAAGGCGTACAAGGTGGAGGTCGGACATACATATGTCGGCAAAGCGTAGAGCCGCTCGGTGAAAAGACATGGCGACTTGTGGCAAATTGGCATCTGGGATGAGCCACATTTCCGCGACACCCGGCCACATCTTCATAACGCCGAAGGAACAATAGGGCCGACCGGCCTTTGTGCCAGTGAAGGCGTAGCCCAGCGCGGCCATCCCTTCGAGCATTTCCAGCCAGTGCGGGATCGCATTCCAATACCCTTGCTCGAAGGGTCCGAGTTCCATCATCTGGATGTGCGTCGGGCTGAATGGAACCAGCTTTCGATCCCCGGACAACCGGACGGCTTTATTCAGGGCCTCGATGTCCTCAAGCAAAGACATCAAAGTCCATCGCCGCGATGTTCGCCTGTCCTATCGGCATGGGCCGCTTGGTCATGGCGCGATGTTCGCCGCCCCCTAACATTAGATATCCATATGCATCGCCACAGTGTGAATGCTCGTTTTTATTCGGAATATCGCGGAATCTTTCCTGACCGGCCCCGACCGCCACCCGAGAAAAATGATATCCACCGGCGAGGGACTTGCGGAGCCGAAGACATTTTTTATCAACGAGGAGTCCCGGCTTCTTGTCGATGAACCGGATCATCGGCGCGGCCATCGCCTCGCGTCGGGTTTTCCAATCGTTGGTATGTGTTGGCCTCGCGATGAGGCCGAGGGTCTTCAGGTGATCGAAGGCCGTCACCTCATAAATCTGGTCGCGCTGGACACCGGCGGGATCGCCCCAAACCATAACGTTGGCATTCGGGAAGAGAGCTTCGATCTCTGGCTTGAGAAGATTTCCGAATCGCTCCAGACCCATGTCGAAGGTCACCAGTTCATGGAGAACCCGCCACTGGCCGTGCGCCGTTCTCTGGCCGAAGACGGCGGCGGGAGTCAAACCAAAGTCGAGGCCGATGTGCAGGGGCAGGGCGGGATCGAACTGAAGATTGTCTACAGACATCAGGTCGTCGTCGTATTCTGGCGTGATGCTTTTGCCTTCCTGAACGTAGGTATATTCGCCCTTGGCATAGCACCTGATCCAATCCAGATTCTTCCCGCCGACCAGCTGCTCGTAGTATCCATCGGGCAGATTGTTGAGATTCTCGGCCCCCGGATTTACCATCCACCACTTGCCGGCCGACATAACAAAGCCATTTGATTCGGGGGAGTCAGGTAGATCGGACTCAGGCGTTTCTAGGACACCAGATGGTTGCTTGAAGAATTTCCACGGGAACTTGCCGCCGGGAGCTTCGCCCCTTTCGGCCAGCTTGAACCACCAATGATCATCATCCATCGGATTGGTGTCGGCCCAGATACCGCGCCATGTCGGTCCACCGTCTGACTTCACCGGATACCGGCCCACGCGATGCGACAGTCCATCGATGATCGCCTTGGGCAGTTCCCTCGCCTCATTGATCCATGCGCCGGTTAATTCCAGGCTCAACAGTTTCCGCACATCCTTCGGCTGGTCGAGGGCGAGGAAGATAACCTCGCAGTCGATGCCGTGTGCATCGCCCCTTGTCGGCAACTTGATGTGATGAGTGATCGGCGGCGACCAGTGCATCCGACCGAAGACATTCTCGGGAAACAACTCGGCCCACGTTTTCAGCGTCGTCGTCCGAAGCATTGGATAGCTGTTCCTGACGATGGCGAAGCGGGTATATCTGATGCCGTCCTTCGGCGACGGCTTCTGCTTTACGGCGCGTAACATCACCTCGGCGGCAGATGCATATGACTTCCCTGATCCGACAGGGCCGACGAGGCCCCTCACAAAAGCATCGGACTGCAAAAAATCCCAGACGGTCTTCGCCTTCGAGAAGTCGAGATTGAGGGCGGCTAGTTGGTCTTCACTCATGTTCACGATCCTCTGTTTCTTGACTACTTTTTTTTGATGTCTCCATGACATCGACATCAATAATGTCTGGCCCCTTCATCGTGATCCCGACTACCGAGGGTGTGTTTGTTTCTGGCGGCGGCGGCTCAAGAAGTCCAGAAGCCTTCGCCAGAATCTGGAGAACCCTGACCTTGTCGTAGAGTTCAACATCAAGCGTCGTTTCGTTTCCTTCTCCCTTGAAGTGTCGAGTCGTGATCTTGATTTTCTTAATCGCCCGAATCGCCTCATCTGAAATCTCCGACGATGGTTTCACCGTGACATTGCCATTCTCATCCCATTCGACAATGTCGGTCAAGTTGACCATCGCCATGCTGACGAGTTCAGCGGCGACGGCTTCCTTGTTATCGGCGATGACCTTCGACCGACCCTTGAGGCGATTGTTCAATGCCCGGACGCCGCCGAACCTCTGGACAGGATCATGGGCCATTGGTCACCTTCACGCTCTTCGCGTTCCGCACCATCAGCAGAAACCCTGCCAGACTGCATGGCCCTTCGACGACCATATCCTGATCTCGAAACGCCTTCGCCGCCTGGACAAAATCGTGACGCTCCAGAGCCTCGGACACTTTTCTCAATGCGGAGTTAGAAAGGGATTTCGTCATCGAGTTTCTCCCCGTCATCATTCATTTTTTCCAGATCAGCTTCGGTCGCAGGGGCGCCGGTCGGTTGGGACATGACATCCCCCGGATTCGACCGGCTAGTTCCATTTACCTTGTCCTTATCCTCTCTGTACGGTTCCCATGCGACAACCCTGACTTCAAGATTACCCTCCTGATTCAAGGTCGGGATCGGCAGGGCCTCGAAGGACAGGTTGAACCCATCCTTGTCGCCCTTCATCGGAAACATCACACCGATTTTTGTCCACCAAGTCTTTCCGTTCTTATCCACTCTCGCGGTCTTCAGGTCGTATCGTTCAGCCATCAGTCTTTCCTTTCTGCTTCAATGATTGCTCTTCCAATATTTGCGACGACTTGGGCGACGACGGCGTTGCCGAGACATCGCAATCTGTCCACCCGATTGGGAATCCCATGAGCCACTCTACCCACTGGGGGTTCAGGGAGCCACCAGCCAAGGTCATCGTTTCCGGTGTCCTCAACGGATTTCCCGCCCCGCCCCATTCTCCGATCGTCCCCACATTGTTTTTCCCCGGCGCGGTCGGCGTCGGCCAGATCCTGGACTTCGCCACTGCCGTCACCAGATCGTCCCCGCCCGATTCCTTCCGATTCATCCGGTCGTAGTCCGGGCCGCTGATCGAACTCTTCGGCGTCGGCCACTGCTTCGATCCCGTCGCCGCGACTTCCATGAGACTGATGCCGCGCTTCCCATCCGGTTGCCGAGGCCCCCCGCCGACATCGGAAACCATCGGCGTCGGTAGCAGTCTCGCGTACCCGCCCAGCAAAAGTTCCCCCCGCCTGGACCCGCTTCGATTTGTTTGGCCCCCGTCTGCCATCGCCTTGGTCGGTGTCGGCAGAAGTCGTCCCGTCCCGCCGTCCCCCCGAACATAATCCGTCAGGCTCGTCCCCTGATGCGCCTTCGATCCCGGCGTGTTCCTCGAACCCGAACCCTGACTGTCGGAGCGCACCGGCGTCGGAACTAGTTCCCCGGCATAAACTTGCCGCGCCAGCTGGTCGGTCCTGTCCCTCGTCGTCCCGTCCGGGTTCACCCTCTCCAGACTCATCCCCGGCGAATCCTTCCAATCCCTCGCCGATGCGGTGGCCCACAACCCAGCATCGTTCCCGTCGATGGGGGGCATCGACACCGACAGCACCGGCAAGAAATGCTTGGACGGAATATCCGCGATCTTCCATTTCAGATATACAGCGGTCGAGGCCCATTGGCATCGAAACAAAGCCCCGTACATTTTCAACAATGGCCCATCGAGGCCTGACATTTTCAATAAGCCGAAGCATCTCTGGGAGGAGATCGCGGTCATCTCCATCGCCACCCTGCTTCCCGGCGAAGCTGTAGGGCTGGCATGGAACCCCTCCACAGAGAACATCGATTCCTGAGAACTCATCGCCGGTCAACTCCCTCACATCTTCAAAGATCGGAACGTCGGGCCAGTTCTTTCGCAAGACCCGTCGAGCATATGCATCCTTCTCGCAGAAGGCCATCGTATCAAACCGCCGGTCGGCCATCTCAAGCCCCAACGAAAACCCGCCGATGCCAGAGAAGAGATCAAGCACTTGCATCAGCCCCTACCGAAAAATTTTGTCTGGCCGCAACCTGGCCGAAACAAATACCAAGCACAGTTCTCAAAACCCGCCTTGCCGTTTTGATGCCAGCTAATTCGGCCAACCGACGCTACCATCTCGCACCGCTTCATATGCGGCCCCATCCGAATGTTGTGCATCAGGTCGCCGTTCAACAACAGCCATGTCGGCTTCATATCCGAAAGATGAGTGATCATCAAATCAAGAGCCGACCAAGTCCACGGCGGGTTCGTTATAAAATAATCCGCCGGTGTACCCGTGATGTCCATCGCATCCTGACCTCGGATCAGGTCCGAAGAGTTCACACAATTAAACCCGGCGTCCTTCAAATGCTCAACTAAAGCCCCGTCACCAGAACAAGGCTCATCAAACCTAGTCCCCGGCCTCAAAAACGAAAACAACGGCTCGGCGGCGGCAAGAGGTGTCGGGTAAAAATCCTGTTTTTTCCGCTTGTAGCTGGTGCGCTTGCCCATCAGGTCGCCTCTTTCAATATTCCTCGCTCGTTAGTGACCCGTCACTCCAACGAATCCACATTCTCACCGGATAAATATCCCTGACAGCCTCTTCTTTTTCCAAATTCATACGCAATCCGAAACAGGAAAATAGTTTTGTCATTGCCCCCCTTCTAGCGAAGCCCCCCCCGCCCCCCCAAAGCCCTTTTTTTTCTGGCGGTTTTTGGCGGGTTTTAGGCGATGGCATCAAGATTCCAATCCACCGTCTGGTCAACGGACACCGAGGCAGTCGCCGAGGTGATGTGGAGCGTCACGCCCTGCTTCCCTGCGCCTCTTCAGTTCTTTGCGGTACTCAAGCACGACCTCGTTGTCACTCCAGCCCCTGCCGATCAGCATCTTCGCCGCCTCGACTGCCCTCGGATTCACCAGCCTGAGTTGACCGTGCGATTGCTCGGCTTCTTTGGAATACTGTTGTGCGAGATTGGTAGCATGAACTAGTAGATCAACATCTAGTCTCTCGTTCTGGTTACTGTCTCCCTCATCTGGTATGTCAATCTGGCTGTCATCGGATAGGGCATCAGAGGCTCTAGGATGCTCACTGAGAGACGTTGTGCCATCTGGACCCTGACTACCTATCACTGCCGCCTCGTCGATCTGGGGGCCACCTGACGCACTCTTAGCGTCCTCATTGGTCATTTGGTCGATCAGCTTGTCTGTTTCGAGGCCATCATCGAACTTGATGCGGTAGACACATCCCATGATCCGTTTCCATTTGGGATGGCTCCGATGCCTTGAGATGACCTCGATGTAGCCCTGCTTTTTCAATGCTCTCATGGCTCGGTCGAGTGTCTTTGGGTTGACGTTTGCCTTTTTTTGAATTGTCTTCAGGTTGGGCCATGCGAAGCCTTGATTATTGCCATAAGTGCAGATGACGGCGAGGATACGGACTTGGGCATGGGTTAGCTGGTCATCGATGATTGCTTTGCTTGGAACTCTAGCGAACCAGCTTGGCGGTTTACCGGCGGCATCGCCGAATTGAGGATCGTCTTTCACCTTGGGCATTTGGTTATCGCTCCTTTGATGAGGCCTTGGACTGATGTCTTGTCCAGCTTTGCGATCTCCCGGTCGATACAGTTGACCATGAGCCGCCGGTCGGTCGTGAGGTAATCAAGGCGATCCTTGAGGTCGTGCCATGCCGGGAACCACTTGTCTCGGTCGGGTGCTTCATTGAGTGCTTGAACGACAGCATCGGCAGGGTATGCCATGAGCTTGTCGATGTACGCTTCGCTGATCAATTCCAGGTTGGCGTTCTCTTCATTTCTATGTGCGGTGAGAGCGCGGAGTTTTATCAATCCTTCGATGACCGTGGAGCGTTCTGGGGCCTCACAGAGGTCCAGGATCTGGGATCGACCGTGCTTGAGAACCTCGACATCGATGGTCGCGGTGAGGTCGTATCGGATGGTGTCCCACTCACTATTGAACTGTGGTTCGAGACATGAGGCTAGTCGCGACGGCAGACAGGTTTTCGCTTCCTTGTCTCGACTGACGTTTAGGGTCAGCGCGACGACGTTGGTAGATGTCTGATTTTGTGATCCCTGATCTGATCCAAGTGTAGAAAGCTCGGTCCCAATCGATTTGGCATCGGCCTGTGGCTTTGGCGTGATCTTTGAATTGGGCCAAGATGACTTCTTTTTCGTCATTTTCATATCCTTCATCTGTTGCGATTTGATTAGCTTTGTCGTTTGGTTTCCAAGAGGCCGGCAATTGCGATTTGCGTTTTCGGTTTTTCTTTTTGTCCGATTTCTGTGGGGGGGATATAGGGGGGGTTCTATTACTATCTATAGCTATACTACTTCTACTCTCCCCCCTCACTGGGGATATTGGCGGTTCAACGGTGAAGCCCACTTCACTGTTGGGCGTTTTAACGGTGAAGTCGGCTTCACTGTTGGATTGCTCAACGGTGAAGTCCACTTCACTGTTGGAACCCGCCCTCGATGTCTCAACGGTGAAGTCGGCTTCACTGTTAACGGTGAAGTCCACTTCACTGTTGATCTTGTAAATGTTGGGTGTCCTTCCCGGCGATAACTCGACCAATGTGATGTGATCATCCTCAATTAGTCGGATCACCGTATTAATGGAGGCTCGGCGGGTGACGTTCAGGGACAACGCCAACTCTTTATATGTGACGGCCACATCGCCGTCGTCGTTGGCGAGGTGAGACAGCACCACAAGGGCCAGACGATCCGCTCCAGACGCCGGGGACTTCAGGGCCTGTTTGATCAGCTTGACGCTCATACTGAGGGGTTCCCGCTCATGCGGCCACCGGCAGACTGTCCATGTTCTCAAGGGCAGACTGTGGCACAAAATAACTCCAGCGATCCTTCTGTTTCGACGCCCAATAACAACCCAGCTTGCCGTCGATGCCCTGTATCCAGCCCCGGACTTTCCACCTCAAGCCGACAGTGTCCTCGCCGGTGATCAAGAAGAAATAGTCCTCGTCGGCATCGCCCTTGCTTAATAAAAGGTGACCCCGATTCCAGGCTGTCGCTCTTACTTGGTAGCCGTGGACATCGCCCTCTTCCTTGTCGAGGTGACCCACGGTCGGCGACCAGAACCTGTCCATGTATTTGGCGAGGACATATTCGCCGATCAAACCCTCGATGTCAGCTTGCCACTCTCTCTCGGGGCCGATGCCATGCTGGGGCCGTCTCTTCTTATTGATCGCGCTGACCCGACGCATGACCCCAGCGATTCCAATCTGGATCAGTTCAGCCGACGATAAGGTGATGATTGTCACGCCTCGGACTCAGCGTTATCAATTTCCCGGCGCTTCTCGGCGACCTGTCCATAGAGCCGGGAGATCGTCGGCGCCATCCCGAGACTGTCATTGTGATTGGCGAGGTCGAGTTGATGCTCAAGGTTCGCCAGTTCTTCTTTCAATACTTCAACCGATGTCATTGTGTATTCTCCACTCCAGTTCTGCCGCCTCGGCACATTCGGGACAGGCATCCGTACCGCCGACCAGCGTTTGCGTTTCCACTTCCATTTCCCTGACATTGCCCTCGTCATCACGCCAGTGATGGATCGTCTTGCCCATCACGATCTCAATGTCCCGAGTGATCTCCCCGTTGCCCTCGCACATCGTGCATATCCTTGATTCCATTTTTCATGCCCCAGTAAGACAGCAATGAAGCCTCGGCCCGATTATGATCGCGCTTCCTTGCGAAGTCATCGACCGCCGCCGGGAACAATTCCTTGGCGAGGTCGAGTGCCGCACTCTTTCTAAATGATGCTTTTTCGGAGTCGGTCAGGTAGGGCGGGGGCGGTGGTAACCCCACATCACCCTTCCACTTTCCAGGAGTTATCAGCCAGATCGGAACTTGCAACGCCCCGAGAACGCCATTGCATATTCCGTATGCCATTCCAAATCGAAAGGTTGATGATAATCCTTGGCCCGGACGGGAACTGACCTGTTCCAGAACACAGACATCAGGATTGAAGTTCTGGATCATGGCCCCGATGGCCGTCGCATCCAGCCACTTCTTCCCGCCTGGAATTTTAACGACGGTTGGCAGATCGTCCGACCAGAGAGAGTTGCCTTCTATATTGAGGAAGGCGATCCCCCCGTTGATGCCGGGATCAATCCCGCATATGACGCCGGTCACAAGGAACGAGCCGAATTGGCGAGATCGTCGATCCGCTTCTCCTGATGGGCCTTGTCACCCTTTTTTTCAAGGTAGTCCCAGCCAGCTTCCTCAAGGATAGAGGTCTGGGAACGCCGCTCGACAGCGCCCCGGTGCTTTAGGGCCTCGGTCAGAGATAAAGACAGTCTGATCGTCGTGCGATGCGCTTTCTCTGGGCTGGTCATATTTAGTTTTTCCTTAATGTGAGGATGTCTTATTGACATAAAGCATAATGGCGACTAGTTATAGGGGGACATTTGGTTGACACATTGGAAAGGACGCATGACATGACTAGTAAGGTAGAAGACATCGGAGTCACCGAAGAAGAACGCCACCTCTCGGGGCGGGTTCTCACTCTCAAAGCAGACCTCTCGAACTGGGGCATCAAGAAAGTTCGCATGGAACAAGACCTCAAGCGGGTCAATGAACGGCTGGGGGAACTCCAACTCGCCCGTCGCCCGAAAGCCGAACTGCTTGATCGCACCAAGATACATCGCCAGCTGGTCACGCACTTGCTGGACATCGACACCGAAGAGCCGGTGACGGGAATGGTCTACGGCGCACAGCAATCCAAGTGGCTTGATGAAAATTACCACATGACCCAGCTGACGACGACCGAAGGCAAAAAGGTCTGGCATCTCCTGATCGAACGCTCCGAGTGGATGGCCGACACGCCCGAAGAACTCGAAGATCACCTGTTCGATTTCCTCGACGACGAGGGCCTGACCCTCGCCGATCTGCACTCCGCTCACATGAGCGAGTTCCCCAATTGGAATCTCGACTTCATCATGCCTCGCGGGTTCAAGGACAACAGCTGGCACAACGATGCAATGCCCCAGTTCACCGACGAGAAACGCAACCTTCGCATCTGGGCCGACTATTCTGATCCCAAAATGTCCGAGTGGGGGGAGCAAAAAGATTTCACCCGCTTCATGCTCGAAACGATGGACGACGATTTGGAAGTCCACAACCCGAATAGCTTCGCCGAAAGTTTTGCGACCATCGAAGAACTCGTCCACTACATGGACTATGAAATGTCCGACATGGGCGACAGCGAAGATCGTCTCAACCTCATGGAAAAGGGACTGTAAAAATGAATAAGGAACTCTCAAACCAGTTGGCCGCTATGGCAACTGCCGCCCGTCCCGTCGATCAAGATGAATGGGGATCGGAACGTAACAACCGCGCCTTCAACGTGTTCACCGAAGAGGCATCCAACAAGATGGACATCGATCAGGATGAGGCATGGCAAGGGTACTCCAACAAGGCCTGTGTCGATGAGATCATTGACGAGGGCCTTCGCATCCTCGGCTGGGGTATCGAAGACCTCTCGACCGAGTTAAATCTATGGCTCATCCTTCATGGCCTACCAGCCAACTCTGCCGACGAGGTTCGCGACGAGAGCGGTCTGTCGGAAACCGAGAAGGACTACCTCGACACCTTCATCCACCGTTGGGATGCCGCCGTTGGAAACCAGACCTCCAAGGATCGCACCATCATCAGGATCGCGAAGTCTTTCTCGCATCTACTTCTCGAAGAGATTGGTCGCGGCAACTTGCTCACGGTCATCAAGAAAAACTTCGCCGAAATATCTCCCCTCGTTTGTCACTCCCACGACTTCTGCGATGCCAACATGATCATGGATCAGGCCTTCAACGCTGACGGCATCGATCCCCTCGGCGCAGACGATGGATGCATGACCGACGAGATCGTCGCGATCTGGAATGCGGCATGGGACATGGCGAAGGCCGAGAAGTTCTTCAACGCACATCTGATCAAGGGGGAAAAGACATGACCAAATTCATTGCATATACAAGAGTCTCGACAGCCGATCAGGGCAAGTCTGGCCTCGGCCTCGCGGCTCAAGCCGAAGCAATCTCCCGCTTCATCGCCTTCGATGATTTCAACCTCGTCGAAACATATACCGACATTGCTTCGGGCAAGGACAACAATCGTCCCCAGCTGAAGGCCGCGATGGACAGGTGCAAAAAAGAGAAGGCGACACTGATCGTCGCCAAGCTGGACAGGCTGACCCGAAATGCCGCCTTCGCCCTCGGACTCGTCGATCAGGGTCTGCCGGTAACGATCTGCGACTGCCCGACAGCTGGCTCCCTTGAGTATGGGTTCCGCGCTTTGATCGCCGAGGAAGAAGGTCGCAAGATTTCAGAGCGCACCAAGGCCGCGCTTCAGGCCGCAAAGGCTCGGGGCCAAGTCCTCGGCAACCCGAATGTGACCGCGATTGGCGCACTCGGAGTGCAGACTAACAAGGCCAAGGCGCAAGCCTTCGCCGAAGAAATCTTTCCGATCATCCAGATGATCAGGAAGATGGGCGTCTCCAGCTATCGCGGCATCGCCCGTGAACTGGAGAACCGCAAGGATGCCGTCACCTCCCGAGGTGGAGTGTGGTCGGCTCAACAGGTCAGCAACGTCCTCGCACGATGCGAAGCGTAGTCGGCTTTATCTTGGGGTCAGTGGCCGTAGCCGTTTATTGCTACGGCCTGATCCTTTTAATAACTCTAATTGGAGTGACAATTAATGGCTAAATTTTCAAAGACCGGATACGAATCCGGTGCGTCCGACATCCCGGCAATCACGCCGGTTGACGGCGAGTTTCTTTTACCATTCGGTAATACTCCACACGATGTCCTCCAGCGGCATCGTGCCGCGCTCGACGGTGTCGATCTCTTCCCGGCATCCCGCATCATGGAAGCCGGGAACCGATTCGAGAGGGCCATCCATGATTGGTTCGAGGATGAGTTCAATTGCGAGGTGGCGACGGCGACCGAGGGGTTCCGCTCGGAGAATTGCAATCTCGTCGCATCACTAGACGGCATCATCTTCGACGGCATCACCATCACCGACCACACAGGGGTCAGCCACGACCTCAAGGGCATGGGCGTGATCGACTTCAAGTGTCCAACCTACAAACCAGACAATCCCGAGGGCATGAACTACCATCTCCAGCTTCAGGCTCAGATGGAATGCGCCAACGGAGCCGAGTGGGCTATCCTCGCTCAGTTGGACAGAGTCTCGTGTAACTGGACGATTTCAGTGTTCTCGCGGCATCAGGGAATGATCGAAGCCATTGTCGAGTCCGTTAATATTTTCTGGGAACACATGGAAAAGGACACCGACTACCCGCCCATGACGACGACCGAGGCGAACAAGATCATCGAAGGCAACCGTCGCCCGGAACCTCACGACCTGACCACCAAGGACATCGACAAGGATTGCCCCTTGAGTGCCAATGACCGTGATCAGCTGATGAACCTCGCCGAGACTTATCACACATCGAAGGGCATCGAAAAACAGTGCAAGGCAGACAAGGAAGAGGCCCAGCTGGCAATCTGTGAAGTTCTCGGTGGAGTCGAGAAAATTATTCTGCCTGATTTCAACATCAACTGGACGACAAGCGAAAGCAAAGCGAAGCCAGCGACGGCGACGGTGGACATGAGCAAGCTCTCGCTCGAACACCTTGCCGTCATCACTGAGGTCGCCGACAAGATCGCTGACATCAAGCCAGCGTCAACGTCCCGTCGCTTCTCATTGAAAGGAACATCATGACCGACAAAGCACTAGCCACCATCGAAGGCGCGGGTGACATCCTCGAACAGGTTGTCATCGTCGGCGACCTCGAAAAACTATCGGGTAAAGATCGCGTGAAATATTACACGCAAGTCTGTGAGTCAGTCGGGATCAATCCGCTGACCAAGCCGTTTGACTACATCAAGCTGAACGGAAAGCTGACCCTCTACGCAACCAAGAATGCCGCCGACCAGCTTCGCAAGAAGTATGGTGTCAGCATCAAGGTCATCTCCAAGGAAGAGGTCGATGGCTTGCTGATGGTTCACGTTGCCGCTCAAGATTCCACCGGCAGAACCGACGAGGATTTCGGGGCGGTCGTGATTGCTGGACTTCGAGGCGAGGCCAAGGCGAATGCATATGCCAAAGCCGTCACCAAAGCGAAGAGGCGGGTGACTCTGTCCATCTGTGGACTCGGGTGGATGACCGATACCGAGATCGACTCAATTCCAGGCGCGGAGCGGCAAAAACCTGATCTTGATGGGATGTTCCCCGAATCGGACCCGCCCAGTTCGCCCCAGAATGGCGCGAAGGACACCCAGACACCTGTCGTACCCGAGGAAACGACCGCTCTTCCTGAAGCAACTGGGGAGACTGATGCTTCGATCCAACTATATCTGAGAGATGAGAAGTATCAGATGGATAATGCCAAGGAATTTTATGAGGAGTACCTTAAACAATTGAAGCACATCGCAGAAAACGATGAGTACCCCAGCCGGGAAAGGATGACCCAGCTGAAGGCCCTCGAAGCTGATAACAAGTCGGGACTCGACGCGATCCCACCCGCCGGGAAGAAAAAACTCACCGATTGGAGAAAAAAATTGAACCGGAAGTTGGGCGCACAGGCCAAAAAGGAGAAGGCTGATGGATAGATGTCCCACTTGTGGCAAGCCGAAGGTTCGCATAGGCCTGACCGAAAAGCAGACTGAAATCCTGACGACGATCAAGAAGCTAATTAAGGATAACGGTCACTCGCCATCGTTCAGAGAGATCGCCGAAGTGATCGGGAAACAGAAGTCCCATGTCCACCGAGTCGTCGTCATCCTCTCGGAGCGGGGCTACGTTCAACATACTCCATCGAAGGATCGATCACTCGTCGTCCTTTAGAATCAGGCCTTGCGGGGGCTGGCAATGGTGTCAGTCCCCGTACCTAAATAGATAAGGAGTGTTATTATTATGAATACATTTATTGGAGAACTATTAACAGTGACAGCAATATTCACTGTACTATTTATGTCATGGGTTATGTTTGTATAGGAAAAACGACGATGCCAACCCTCTTTACTCTGATGCTCCTGACCCCGACGCTCGGCTGGATCATTGCACCGACTGTCGGCAACCCATATTCAGAAATGGTGTGTAACGCCGTTGTGTCCGTCATCGAGGAACGGAACATTCATTATCTGGACGATCAGTATTTCAGCGAGGCGAAGTGTCAACCGCCCTTGAATGATGACCCACCAAACCAGTGAACGGCTTGGTACATCATATTGGCTTTCCACCAGCCCACACCCAAAGTAATCATACCGTCGTAAAACATCATGTCGGCCTCATCTTTCGAGACGCCGACTTTATGTCGATAGCACAGGTCATGGACAATGGCGATCTGGAGATGGTTGTCCACTAGAGGCATGATGCTCTGTAAGGCTTGCGGAATGCTTGCCAAGTCAGTTCTCAACCCCTTAGGTATCAGAATATTTATCATACGCCAACGGCATTGGAACTGCTTATGGACAGAGAAATACCACGGCGTTGTGAATGTCGTCGGGTGAAACTCTGTGACGGCTGGACCGGTGAACCGGACGATGTTATCTAGTGCCATTCAGTGCTTTACCTACGTCTTGTGCTTTCTCACCCACTAGAACCAACGCAGTTCCGACACCAGCCACCGTAGCAATACAACCCGCCAGTGTGAGAAAAACAGGTATTAAACAGATACGAAATATTATCATAAATTCACCCTTTCAAAATGCCAAAGGTCTTTAAACTCTTGGTCGTTGAGATCAGCGTTGCGGTTCCAATCTCCGCCCCACCTAATCTGCATGTTCATCTCGGCTGCTATACCCATAACGATCCCGGCCACATGGATCATTGTCATTGAGTCACTGTACTGTTCAG